TGAAAAGATTCGTTGTGCTTTGGGTGGATTAACTATTGATAGAAGAGAAACTGTTCATTCATTAGATGACATGACAAGAGAAGATATTATTTCTCGTTTAACTCAATTACAAAAACAATACCCTCAAGCATTTATTGAGGGTGAATTTGAAGAAGTACAAGATGACAACAGAGAAAAACTTTTGGAAACAAATAAAAAGTAATTTACCAGAAAATTGTTTAACTTATAGGATAGAAAGTAGAACAACAAAAGGAATTCCAGATGTTCATGTTTTATGGGATAATTTACCTTTTTGGTTAGAATTAAAAACAACAAAACACAATGGAATACAGATATCACCTTTTCAAATATCCTTTAATACAACGTATTGGAATAATGGTGGCTTTTC